GGCACGACGGTTGATCAAGAGGCTGTCACGGCTCATGTTGAGCACGCGAGTGTTTGCACGGAACTTGCCGAACTCGGCACGCAGGTCGATGATCGCTTGATCCAGCTCTTCAGGAACCAAGAATCCACCGAGCGAGTTGTTGCTTTCGCTGTGTGCCTTAGCACCGTAGCGATCGCTAACCCACTGCTGGGCGGACTTGTTGCCCATGGCGCTGAGGTAGAACTGACCAAGGCCGTATGCGGTCTCGGCGTCGTTCAGGTGCTTCAGCTTGCCTTTGAAGGCAGGAGCAGTCACGACAGGAGTGGAGGCAGCCACGCGGCGGCGGCCTTCTTCTGCGTGCTTCTTGGTCAACTTGTAGAGCTCGGCCGCGACTGACTTGGCCTTCTTCTCATCTTCGTCTTCCTTCTCCATCTTGATGGATGCGGAAGCCACTTCTTCGGCGACCTCTTCCCGAACTTCAGCAGCCTCGTCCTTCTCTTCACTTTCAAGAGCAGCAACAAGGTCAGCCAGAGTCATATCAGGCTTGAGGTCAACCATCATCTTTTTGCGAATGTCTTCGCTCATGGTTGTATCCTTTTGGTTAGAAACTTGATTTGATCGCTCTGGCTGGGTCGTGGATGCCTGCTCTGCTTCTTCACCTGCCTGCCGACAGTTGACGCTCTCAGGAGTTTCGCACGATGCCTGCGAACAGAAACACAGATCGGCGACGTTGCCGGTCTTCTTGAGTTGTTTGGCGACACGGATGGCCAGTGCGTCCTCGTTCATTGGGAGCGGTGCCACGCTGTATTCCAGGATGCGGCTCTTGCTCACAATGCGGCGGATGTCCTCGGTGCCGTATCGCTTGAAGTCTTTTTGGTTGGGCTGACGCACTTGGATGTACGCGAAGCCGATGGAGAATGCTTTGACGATCGGCGGATCTGAAGCAAACATGGCAAACACTTCATCCGGTTGCCATCGTCCGTCGTAGCCTTCAGGCCGCTCTGGGAACTGCGTCGTCGCAATGATGCCGTTATCCGCATGCTGGATGCTGGTGCAAACGCCACACGGCTGAGCGTAATCGTGGTTGTAGAACACGGTGCCAGTCTTCTTGAAACGCGAGAAGTCGATGCCTTCTGGCACGACCACTTCGCCTTCCTCGTCCACGCGGTCAGTTGTGATATAGGCCACCACGGATCGCTTGGGCTGGTCGATCTGCAGATTCTTGATCTGCAACTCACGCCACACGGTTGGCGTGTCGCTCTTCAAGCCATATTCCACTGGGTCAAGATCAGTCAAGGTCAATCCTCAATCAGCACCGGGAGAATGTCACAGCGGCAATTTGGGTGCAGCGGCGCACCTTGGACATCACCATATCGGACAGTGAAAGAGCCGCCTCCAGTTGTGATGGTGTCGCCCATCTTCCAGAACGGCTCGTCAAGGTTGTACACCTTCGCAGTGCCACGCTGAGCGGTTGCATCGCAGAACGGGCAAGCGCCTGCAGCCAGGAGCCACTGCTTGCCACGCACGACGTTGGATTCTTGCCAGCCAAGCCGCTCGCCTTCGACAAAGGCCCGCGCGGATTCTGTGCGAGCAACGACGGTCGCACGCTCTGGGCTGAAGGCGTAATCCTTGGCGATCTCGTCGGCGATCGTGAACGGGCTGTCGCCATTCTCGAGGCCGCGAGCAATCACGGTGCGGACACGCAGCAAAGAGGCCCGCGTGGCTTCGCTGGCGAACTGCTGAGCATATGACTCGGCGAAGCTGGCCACTCGAGGATTGAACACGTCAAACGCTGTATCAACGCCGACTTCAGCCAAGCCAAACTGGCCACCGGATGCCGTAGCCTCGGCCATTGGGCCAAGCACGGCCTCGCGGTAGTCCGCCTCCACCATGCCCAGCGAGCTGAGCAGGTTGAGCAGGTCAGCAGGCCCGAACGCCTTTTCACCAGTCAAGGCACGCTGGATCTGCTTCTTCTGATCGTCGAAGACTTTGACCAGGTTGCGTTGGATGCGGCGTGCTGGGTTGGCGTCTTCGCCTTCTCGCACATCGTCGCTGGCTGGCTCTGGCTCGTAGTCCGCGACATCCTCGACGGCCTTGCGTGCCTCGTATGATCGCTCGGGCCACACCTCGCCATCGCTGGGCTGGTATGCCTTGGCCTTCATCTCCGGCTCCATGCCGGTCAGGCTGATCACTGGGACACGCTTGCGGCCTGCACCGCATTGGCTGTACGCGATCGCCACGGCTTGGTCGTAGCTGTATCCTTCGCTCACCAGCTGCGGGATGCCGCGAGCCACGCAATCTTCAACGGTCTCTTCTTCTCTCCGGCTTACCTTGATCTCTTCGCCATCTTCGGCCAGCATGCGGTCATAGATGGAGTTTGCCCACCGTTCGCCAGCATCGCCGCCCCAGAGCGCCCATGCAATGCGGCCCGCAGATGGATAGCCTTCCTCGCCACGCTCAAAGCCTTCAGCCTCTTTGTCCACCGTGTGGCGGCTAAAGTAGTTGACCATGCGGCCGATCGTCTCAGGCGACACAGCCACGCCGTTGCTCAGATCACGTGCTCGAGCCACGCCAACGACGGTGCCACCACGGCCATGCTCTTTGCGCCAGTCAAGGCCACGCTGGGCCTCTTCTTGCACATCCGCAGGCGGTGTGAAGTCGATGTCTTCGTATTTCTTTTGAGCAATGCTTTTGCTTGGCAGAGGCTGCTCTGTTGTTGTGGTTTCTACTTCTTGCGGCACATCACGCGTCTGGATGTCTTCAGCGTCAGCATCCAAAGCGCCAAAGGCTGGGATGGCTGGCTGTCCGATGGCATCCAATGGCACGCCATTCACTCGCAGCTCATCGCCATCTTCAGCTGGATCAAGGCCCAGCTCTGAACGGGCCTCGTTGATTGAACGCACGCCGCCAGCGACCTCAGACAGAAGCACGCGCGAGATACGCTCTTCGTCTTCTTGCACTGGGTTGTCGTATGCCAGGAACAGGCCATCGGCCATGCTTCCAAACAGCGGCAGCAGTTGCTGGTTCAAGAACTCAGCATCAGCCACCAGATATGGGTGGATGGTGTCGCGCATGTATGACGCGAAGCCAACCTGAGCCGAAGCAAGGTTTGGATCGTTGGCTTTCAGCAAGGTCACAGGCACGCCGGATACCGCTGCGATCACCTCGACCTTGCGCTCTTCGCCTTCACCGAATGACAAGTCACGCGGCGAGAACTGCAGAGGCCGGGCATCCGATCCGCCTTCAAAGATGTACGGCCGGCCAGCGTTGCGGTTGCCTCGCAGGTTGGCATCCAAGTAGCTGATCATCCGATTCCACTGCGTCTCGGTCAGATGCTCCTTGATGAAGATGCCCCAGTCAGGTCGTGCCTGATTCTCGAACAGATGCTTCTCGTATCCATCCATCGCTTGGAGCAATCCAGCAGCCGGAGCAGCAGACGATACCCAGCCTTTGCCGTACAGCGGATCGGTGGGCGACGGAATCAGATTGTGCAGCACTTCGTCGGGTTCAAACTTGGTCTGGCTTGGTGGCACGCCGTACTCGTAGCCTTCGATCATCCGCTCATCACGGGTCGGCAGGATCTTGACGTGCTGCGACGGCATCACCCAAATCTCGACTGGGTAGCCCATCGGGCCCATGATCGGGTGCAGATACTCGTTGCCGGACACTTGCAAGAACGTCTTGCGAAGCACCGCGAAGTTGTAGCCATCCATGAACGGTGACACTCGGTTGAGCAGGTCCAGGATCGGATGGTCATAGATTTCAACCACGTCGCCGCCAGTGTTGGCGCTGAGCATGGCTGACTTGGCTGGCCGCATCCGGCCGTCACCTTTGAGATACCGCTGCACGGATTTGCTGGCTGGCTTGTAGGCCCAGCCTTTGTGACCACGGCCTTCGACCGACGCATACAGCCGAAGCGGTTGGGCTGCAATGCTGCGAGCATTCATCATCACAGCGGCATAGACGTAGCCAGAGAGCAGACGCAGCATGGCCGCTTGCTCTTCGCGTTGACGGCCGGTGCCGTATGTGGCCTCGGGCTTGATCGTCGATCGGACGTAGTCGAGCCGGTCCTGCTTGGCCTTCATCCCAAGAGCGCGCTGCAAACGGTCAAGCATTAGAGACTTCTCCACATACGGTCATCGTCAAACGTGGCTCCTGCATCTACGCCGCCTGCAACTCGCACGCGAGGCTCTATTCTGCTGCCGTCAAAGTACACCACGCCATAACGTAGAGCATCCAGAGCGTGGTCGTTTTCTTTTTTCGGTTGATCCTTGAAGCCGCTTGAACCGCCCAGCCATTCGTAGGATTCAAACTCGCGGATGATGTTCTCACACTTCGGATCTACCGTCAGTCTGGGCAGGCCATCACCGGCACGCGGTAGACGCTGCTGCACCTTCTGGATGCCGCTGAACACTTCGTTGTCGGCAGGCCGCACCGGCAGGTCTTCATTCAGCATGCTGGCTCGAAGTTTGGCGGCGGATGGGTCAAGAACAAACGATTCGATTCGATAGCGTCCAGCCATATCTTTGGCCGCCGCAATGACGTCAGCTTCCAACTGGTTGGTGCGATACCACTCCTCGAGGATATGCAGGCGGCCATCTCCGTCTTCTCCGATGGCGACCAGCGCCGCCGGGTTGGTATAGCCTTCATCTTGACCAACGACGATACGGCGCCACTGCTCATCGCGCTGGCGGACATGCACAGAACGATCGAAGCGGTCATAGACCAAGCCTTCACCGCCGCGCCATTTGCCTTCAACGTATCGCTCAAACGCGACTCCTTCCAGACTCATCAGGTCTTCGACGTACTGCTTTGGCAGAAAGAAGTTGTCCGGGCTTCTCGTCTGGATCGCCATGCAATTGCTTGCAGGCTGATGACCGCCAGCAAGGCCGAACCGCTTGGCAAGGTGATGGGTAGGCGCGCCCGGGTTGCAGGCTCCATAGAGCTGCATTGGCAAGCCTTTGAGTTGCAGACGGATACGGCCTCGCAGCATGGTCCAGTCTGGCTCGCTGAGCTCAACGGCCTCATCCACAGCACAGCCAGACAGGTTGAGAGAGCCAATCTTTTGGTAGTCCTCGGCATCGCCCAAGCCAAAGTAGTAAATGACACCGCCGCCATGCAAGCGGATCGTTCGCTCAGATTTGTTGTGGTCATAGGTGCCCATCGGCAGAACAGGCGGCAAGTTGCCATCGGCCTCAAGCAGCGTGCGAAGCGTTGTGGATTTGAGGCTCACCAAGTGTTTCCGGGCCAAGCCTTCACGGGCTCCGGGCTGGCCGATCACACGGCTGGCGAGCTTGAGGCAGAGCGCTCTCGTCTTGCCTGCACCGAAGGCACCGGAGTACAGCACCTCGCGCTCTTTGGATTGCATGAACCGCAACTGAGGCGGCAGCAGTTGTATCTCCTGCTCAACTCTCATCGGCTTGGTCTGGCGGTGTGGCCTCCACCATCTTCATCACCAGTTGCATGTTGCCGTCGCCTGTGTTCTCGGTCTTCTCCTTCATGCCCAGGTACTGCTTGCTCAGCCAGATCATCATCTGCCGATCACCTTTGAGCGCCGATTCAAACATGCTCCGACGCATCGAAGCGTGGGCCTTGAGCCGTTCACGCTCAATGATCTCGCGGTATTCTTCGCGGTTGTAGAGCGACTGCCTTGAGCAGCCGAACCACGCAGCAATCTCCTCGTAGGTGCATTGCATGGCGGCCAGTTTTCGCAACTGGTCAAGATCCAGATCAAGCGGCTTCGTCATCGCCTACCTCCGCTGGTACTCGTTCGGCCTTCTTGCCCGTCAGGTTCTCCCACCGCTGCACGATAACGTCGCAGTACTTTGGCTCCAACTCCATGCCGTAGCACTTGCGGCCAAGTTTCTCAGCAGCAACGAACTCTGGCCCAGTGCCAGAGAACGGAACGGCAACAACTTCTTCGGCTTGGCTGCTTGACTTGATAGCACGGCCAACCATCTCAACAGGCTTTGGCGTTGCGTGTCCGTGTCTGTCTTCGCCGGTGACTCTGCTGAACTCCCACACGTCAGTCATGTTGTCGTGCGTGTTGTCAAAGTATGCACGGGTTTCATACCACTCACGCTTGAGGTCGTCATGCTCACGCTTGAATGCTTCATGTTTTGCGCCTTCGCGTTTGAGTTTGTCGTAGTGTTCTTTTGTGATTAGTGCCCACTGGCTTTTCGTTATCCAATGTCCCGCCATGCTAGTTCCGGTGATTCTGTTGACATCCTTAGACGACCAGCCACATTTGTTGACTTCATCGGCTAAGTATTTACGAATCGGCTCCCATCCTTGCCAATAGTTGTCAGCGTTGTTGTTGAATCCTTGTTCACCAAGCATGAAAAACAAGCAACGTTCTGTCGTTGTTGGGTATTGCCTGTGGTCTTCTGACCCGATGCCTTGGCCTGCTTTCTTACTCCAGACAACTTCGTTTCGCATCGTCAATCGTTCAGAATCACACAGCCCGCCCAAATACCAAAGCCGCCAAAGGTCTGGTGCGTTGCCCCATATGTACGCGCTGGCGTTGTCTTCAATGTAAGGCCGGAACGCTCTCCACCACTCCATCTGGAACTTGTCGAGTTTCTCGCGGTACAGGTTATCGTTCGCAACGCCGTCTTTTTCTTTGCCCATCCCATACGGCGGATCGGCATGCACCAGCGTGGCCTTTGCTCCGTCAAACAACCGCGCGCAATCTTCGGCCTTGGTTGAGTCACCACACAGTAGCCGATGGTCGCCAAGCAGCCACAAGTCACCAACTTGCGTCGTGGCTTCCTCTGGCACTTCTGGAGTTTCGTCTTCGTCTAATTCATCCGGCTCTTCGGGCAGTCGAAGCAACTGCGCAATCTCGTCGCCTTCAAAGCCGGTCGCAAGTTTGAGGTCATCCGGCAGAGCGTCCATCAGGTCACGCAGCGTGTCATCTTCCCACTCAGCCAACTCAGCCGTTTTGTTGTCTGCGATGCCGTACGCCACGGCCTCGGCTGTGTCAAGGCTGGTCTTGGCTGCTGCGATCTGTGTCCAGCCAAGCTCTTTGGCTGCGTACCACGTGCCGTTGCCTGCGATGATCGTTGAGCCGTTGCTGTGGAGCACGATGGGCTTGGTCTGACCGAAGCGGGCAAGGCTGGCTTTGATGGCTTCGATGTTCCGCTTGTCGTGCTTGCGGGCGTTTGATGGGTCTGGCGTCAGGCTGTCGATCTCAACGGCCAGCGGCTTCAGTGCTTCATGTATGTCGGTCATGCAATGTCGATCTCCGTGCCATTTCTCAGGTTGAAGACCACCGTACCAAGAATGTTGGCATCGGTTGAGAATGCTGGCCGCTGCTCGCCATGCCGTGTGTTGATCTCGCCGCCATACAGGTCAGCCGCGTCAATCGTGAAGGTGTCGCCAGTGTCTGGGTTGCGGATGTCCAGGACACCGCCGTACATCGTCAAGCGCCCATCAATCCGGCCAGTGGTCTTGGTGGTCACTGTGGCTTCTTCGGTCAGTCGAGCGTTGAAGATGTTGCCGGTGTCGATCTCGACCTTGCCAGCCGCATACAGCTCATTCACGCCAGAGCTGGTCAGCACCTTGCTGCCGGAGCCGCATCGGATCTCATCAAAGCCAGCAACTTGGGCCAGCGGGTTGTCGTTGGTGATATTCGTGACAGCCACCACGTTGGATTGACCACGGCCTACGATCAGCTTGTTGCACTGGCCTCGAGTGATCTGAACTTCGTTGGTGTATCCGTGGACAATCACACGCTCGAGCTTGTTGGCTGTGCCGCCGCCAATCTTGACGCGGCCGCTGCCTCGCCGCACGTGGATCTCGCGGAACGGGCCTTGGATGTTGACTTGGGCAGACTTGGTATCAATCACCAGCCGCTCGGCTTGGATCTTGAGCGGTGCCGATGGCGTGCCCACGCTGCCGCGATACGTTGGCCCAATGCGGTACTCCTTCAGGCTCACCGAAGACTGGTTGAGGTTGGCCGTGATGG